TACTATAAAACATACTTGTTTTAGATATTAATTTATTAATATTGTCAAATTGTCTAATAATTGTGATATTAGCACCAGACTCACGTGTTTCACGTTTAAACAGTTCTTTAATTAACAAATTCCAAGCCATTTTACTATTGAATCTTATAGTAAATAGTCTTCTTCCTATTAACATTTCAGCAAGCTGTTTGAATTTAATTATTATAGAATCTGTAGCCTCTTTTGATTCTGTGCGTAATGAAATTATATCATTATCCAATTCATTTGCCAATTCTTCTACCTCATATATTCGCAGTATTTGGTTCATATTATCACGTTTAATAAGATTAGTTAATTCGCTTAGTTTTTTATCATTAATATTATTGGCGTTCGGTGTTCTTTCTATACCATTACCTAATAACGGTTGTAAGAAATCAACTTTTTCGGAAAAAGATGCATTATTTGATATTTTTGATTGAAATAAATCTTTGATTAATTCGTACGAGTATGAGTACTTTTCGTTACTGATTAAGATATTTACAATTTTTTGGAAAATACCTTCAATAATATTTATATATGATATTGATTTATCGAAATTTATATATAATCCTGCACGACGTTCATTTTTATTTTCAGAACCATTTCCAGAAAAATTTTCCATAAAAATGTTGGTGGATGACATAATAATACTTTTTCCGGCTGATAATAATCTTCCTGCTAATGGTCTTTCTGAAAGTAAATATGTTATTTGAAAATTTATTCCATCATATTCTGCTCTTGCCCATTCCAATATTTCACCATATACTATGTGAGATGAATCACCTGAAAATTTCAATATACTCCATCCACTTGGTGATTCTTTTTTATTATTCATTAACATATTCAATTCACTCATACAAGCATTTTTAATAGGGTCTTTATTGTCTGAATTTCTACAAACAACGCTTTTAATATTTCCTAATACTTTAGATATACAAGTTGCTGCCATTGATTGTGAAGTAATATATTGCATACCTCCCGCCATTTGTACGTTTTCATTGGGATAATTAGTTTTTCCTTCTGTGTAAACCATTTCACACATTTTATCTATGAACATAGCAGACTGCTCACTTAATATATTATAAGCTTTGGTTCCACGATAATAAAAAACTGGATTAGATATATATCCATCAACATTTATCATAAATCCATCAAAACGTATTTGCGAAAAACGTCCTAACATATTATAATAAGCTTGTTGACTACCCTTTTTGGCTTTAAGATATTCATCTGATTTAACAGATTCATTACAAAATATCATTAAAGAACACCATAAGAAATTTATATTTACAGTATTAATAAGCTGTATTTCTTTTGGGGTATAGTTATCCTGAGAATTGTTTATTATTTTATTATATATATTATTTAATTGCTTTGAACCAGTATCAAAACCTTTATTTGTAATTTGATCAATAATATAACGATAAATTAATAAATCGTAGTTAAAATATGCTGTATATTGTAATTTGTTGTCTTTTTTATTTTTTTGCAATTGCTGCCCTAAGCCGCCATGTCCATTTAATGGATTCTTCAAAAAACTTGCACTCTTAGTTTGTTCGAAAAATGATTTAAGAGAGGCTGTACTTTGGTCAAGCAAGTTATTAAGACCAGGAACACAAGAACCTGGAAAACAATCTTTAATATAACAATGAGTATTATTGTTAGGAATAACATAAGGAATTTTTCCTTCTTCATCGGTACTATCATCATCAATTACTACGCATTTACCATAAATATTCAATGCTTCTGTTATGCGCAACTTATCTGAAATCGCGTGCAAGTATGTATTTTCAATAACCTTATCTTCCCAATCTGATGGTTTGGCCTTTTTAGCTTCTTTTCCTAACTCATCATGAACTGAATCAATCGTTTTTGTAGCAGTTACTAATGGATTATTTGAAAAAGGGCTATCCCATTTTGAAAATGTGTTATTGTCAATAGATAAAGTATTAACGTATTTAAACATTTTTGGTAATTTGTAGTTATATATTAATATATTAATAGATAAAATATCAGACTAAAAATAAAGATAAAAATAACAAAATGCGTTTTTTCTTATAATAATATATAATGGTGCCAACTGAAAAGGATTATGAAGAATATAAGTTAGAATTATTGCTACTACCTTCAAAACAAAAAAAAGAACTAAAAATGCATAATTCGTATTATGGTAGAAAAGAATTTTATCCTAACAATCTTGATAAGTGGGCTGAAATAGGTCGTCAAATGCCAAAGAAGCACGCTGAAGAGAAGGCTGAAATGGAGAAAAAACTTAAACAGATGCGAAATGAAATTGACGAACATTACAAGAAGCTAATGGAGGCTTCAAAAAAAGGGCCTAAATGTGCTGTATGTTTGGAAAACAAATATGCAGAGGAAGGACCTAATGTGGCTGTAAGTTTCGGCCCCGGAAAATGTAGAAAACATATTTTCCACGAAGATTGTGTGAGTGACGGGCGCATAAAACGCTGTCCATTATGCAGAAGTGACAAGAAAGCTTTGAAACGTGTAGATATGAAGAAATTAGCAAAACTCGCATCTCCGGAGATAAAGGTAAAATCTGCAAAGATTACAAAGAAGAAATCACCTGTAAAAAAAGCTACAGATCGCAAGCGCTGCCCGAATGGCACTCGCAAAAACAAGAAAACGGGTGAATGTGAAAAGAAATAGCGGGCGCGAAGCGCCCATTAGGAATGCTTTTCACTGGTTATAGATGGTTATATAAGTAAAAACTACAACTATTAATTTTATTTATTAATAAAATTGAAAGTACTTAAAAACAATTTCGTACAAGCATATAAGTACCATAATAATATGATGTTCAAATTACGTACGAAACCAACACAATTCACAAAAGGCAAAACAGAAGATACACTTTGTGACCTTACCCAAAGATATCTTCTGAATACAGATGAAACGGGTCATCATTTGTTAGATATAATTGTTACAAATAAAAGTTTGCCAGAAACAGAACAATGGAAGTTCAGAGCAGGTAAAAAATTTAAAAATTTTAAAAATATTACAATTGATATATTATCAAGCAAAAGTAAGGATTATAATTCAATTAGTAGCTATATACATAATATATTAAATTGCAAAACAAAAGAAGAATTGCCTAACATTTTGATTATATGTTATCATACAAAAAGAGTATGTGACGACTTGATAACAATGTTTAATATATTTGGTGGTAATAATTATATGCAAACAAATAATAAAATTAAATTTCATATCTCGTTTGATGAACCTGATGCTAATTTAGGTGTTACAAAAACATTCATTAAAAAAATTAAAGGATTTATAGATATATCAATCATAATAGGTATTTTATTTATAACTGCAACACCAATTGAACAATTCTGGAAATTACTACATGATAGTGGAATAACACAATTATTAAATATGAACTTTAACAATACACAAAATTTTGATGAAGAAATGAATAATTACAGAGTATTTAAAGAACATGATTTAATAGAACATAATAATGAAACAACAAATCCATTATACTATATTATTGATGCATTCTCAAACAAATTAATTAATGAAAATGAAAAGAAAATATTATTTGCACCAGCACATTTATATACAGAAACAGAAGGCGTTGGAAGTCATATGGAAGTTGCATCATATTTTAATGATAAAAATTATTGTGTTTTGGTTATGAATGGTAAATTCAAAGGATTTATTTATCCAGACAAAACTATGGTTGAGCTTACACAATTTAACAATGAAAATAAAATAGACGGTGAATTAAGGGAAAGTTTAATGAAATGGAATGAATTAAATCCTACAACAAATTTGGCTATTACTGGTTATTGGGTAATAGAAAGAGGTATAACATTTAACACAACCGGATTTAATTTTACCGATATGATATTATCAAATTATCATTTATCTTCAATGAATAAACTAATTCAAATAGCAGGTCGTGGTTCTGGTGGAAAAAAGTATGTTAATAAAATGAATGTTATCTGTACTACAAAAATCAAAGATACTATAATAAATTTTAATGAGAAATTAGAAAAAATTTGCTCACTAAACCCAGAATATTTTAATAGAACCGACTTTGATACAAATAATAATACAATTCCAGTTAAAATGGTAATCGTTGATAATGATTTATTGGAAACAATAATAGACGTTCGTGATAAACCAAAAAGAGGATATAAACAACAGCTCCATAATATTCTAATAGAAGGAATTAAAGAAAACAAAATATCATTATTTGATAGAAATAACGTAAAAAAATTTAATATTTATTCAAGGACGCTTAATCAAGTAAGAATGTATAGACTCGGTGACAAGATAGATGCCAGAAGATTAAAGAATTTTTGTGAAGCTTATGAAAAATATAAGAGTGTGTCTCAGAGTGGAGATGAAAATCAATATAACATTGATTTTGCAAAAGATGAATATGTACATGATGAATTTATAAATACCACAAATACATTCTGGATAACATTTAAATATTAATATATTTGTATGATAGAACTATAATTTTTTATGAAAAATATAGTTTATGATATGATTAGGTTCCCTATATAAATTTTGAAAACCTATTAAATAAGTCTATATACAAAGTGTATAACTGAAATGATTGTAGATGAAAATTCAAATGAAGTGAAACATCATCGGTCAGAAAAAATTGATTTAACAGTTTCAAATGGTGATAATGATAACACACAAACTACTATGGCTACAAAACATAGTCTTGGACAATATTTTACAACAAATGCTATATTGAAGGAAAAGGTATTTCAGTTCATATTGAATAATCCGACACATATATTGGAGCCATCTATAGGTCAAGGTGATTTAATTGCATATGTTGCCGAAAAGGTTTCAAATATAACATTTGATATGTACGAAATTGACACGAAAATCAAAATGTTATCAAATATACAACAAGATAAAGTGGTGTATGGCGATTTTATGAAACAAACTATACCATCTACATACAAGACAATAATAGGAAATCCTCCTTTTGTAAGAACAACAAAAGGTAATTTGTATATTGATTTTACTGAGAAATGTTATAATTTGTTGGAAGATAATGGTGAGTTAATATTTATTGTTCCATCCGATTTCCTTAAATTGACTTGTGCATCAAAATTATTGAATGTAATGATGACCAATGGCACATTCACACATATATTTCATCCTCATAATGAAAACATGTTTGCTAATGCGTCTATAGATGTTATTGTGTTTAGATATTGCAAGAACAGTTTGAATGACAAAAAGGTATTATACAACGACAAATTAATGCATATTACAAACAGCAATGGATTGATTACATTCAGCGAACAAGAAAACACCAACTGTGTATTGTTCAAAGACTATTTTGACGTATATGTCGGTCTTGTAAGTGGAAAAGAAGATGTATATAAGAATGCTGAAATTGGTAACATTGAAGTTTTAAATGGAGAAAATAAGGTGGATAAATATATTTATATTGATAGCTATCCTTGTGAAGACGAAAAGATAAATGAGCACTTATTACACCATAAGAAAGAACTTATGAGGCGAGGAATACGGAAATTCAACGAAAAAAATTGGTTTGAGTGGGGCGCACCCAGAAATATTACTTCAATTAATGCTAATCTCGGCAAAGAGTGCATTTATATATACAATTTAACACGGAAATCAAATGTATCGTTTGTTGGCAAGGTGAATTATTTTGGAGGTAGTTTAATAATGCTTAAACCAAAAAAACAATGTAATATGAATAATATAGTTACTTATTTGAACAGTGATACATTCAAGGATAACTTCACGTTTTCAGGAAGGTTTAAAATCGGGCATAGGCAAATATGTAATTCTTATATACCGAATAGCGTATTGGAGAGCTAAGTATTTGTATCACTATCTACAAGTATTTTATCGCAAATGGTGTTGTGTTCTTTCCATTCATCGGGAATGTTTTTCCAAAATTCATTCAATGATTTTTTTACACCTCCCATAATGACTTCCAATGCTTCATCATAACTGCGTTCTTTACGTGGTAATAACTTTTCTTTTGTCCAATTGATTTGTAGGATATTTGATGGGTTAATATTGACTGTCCAGCAATTAATTTGCTTGGCTCCTCTTACAAGGACATTTGACGAATCCAGTTTATCAACACATAGGAACCAGTAATCGCGAGTAGGAATGTCTTTTCCACGTGTTTTTATAAGAGTGTTCATTTTGTTGAAATTCATTGATTTTGGTATTTCATCATCTGGTATATCTGTAAAAGCATATACAATACCGGCTTTGCTAAAGCAGTTATCTGTCTTTCCAATGCTTGTTTTGATATTTACAGGGTGACGCGTGATTTTATCGTAATCCAATACAATCATGTCTCCAAATTTACGGGCGGCTTCATCAATAATAAGATGCTTGAAAACCTCGTGCTCATACAATGCACGTTTAATGCTTCCTTCGTCTTTTAAACTCCCACCTCTTCCCTCTCCTTCCACCTTTTCACTTATTCCAACTTGGTATTCACGGAGATAGTCCGCAATATCGTCTAATACTTTGGGGCAATATGACATAATGATTGGTTTTATTGTATCTATTTTTTATTATACTGATTCAATTTTACATTGCCCTCCTTCTACAGTAAATCCTCCCTCCTCACTATGAAATAGTGAAAGAACTAATTTATAAAAAGTGGAAAATATGGGAATTTTGGAAATGTGATTGTAACCGTCTCAATAATGAAAATCTTTGAAAACCAGTATTTTTCTTTGAAAAAAAAGTAGATGGAAGAATTGAAAAATGGACAATTCTAGAATTGTCCAAAAGTGGCCTCCTTAGGGAAGGTTTTTGCATAGCAACGGAAATGTCATATTTGAGAGGGCGATGCAGTGAAGAATGAAAGGAAGGACGCCAAGTTTTTCAGAAAAAATCCAGAATTGTCTGGACAATTTTCTAAATATTTAGTATAAAATGGAAACAGAAAAAACAAGTTTAACAAGTAATAAATTCCATTGTGAAAAGTGTGATTTTAAATGCTCATATTATAGTGAATATGAAAGACATTTAGGGACTGCAAAACATCGTAGGAAACAAATGGAAACAAAACAGATAGAAGAAAAAATACACTGCGAGTGTGGTAAGGAATACTCAAATCGTTCAGGTTTATTCAAGCATAAGAAGAAATGTAC